ACTAAGCTAGATGGCATTGAAGCCTTAGCAGATGTTACAGATGTAACCAACGTCACAGCCGCTGGTGCTTTGATGGACTCAGAGCTTACTAGCATTGCAAGCGTTAAAGCTCTTGACCAAGGCGTAGCTACTACTGATAGCCCTACGTTTGCGGCAATAGACGTTACCGGCACAGCCACGATGGATGGGCTTTTGGTTGAAGGAGAAACAGCAGGTCAAGGGGCTTCTATAGAAGTACACGCAACTACTGCAGAGTTTGGTGATGCTCTTTTAATTGCAAAATCAGATAACGCAAGTGATTCTATTCATGCAGGAGTAAAGATTCAGGGAAGTAACAATCCTTTTTACATCTATCAATCTAACGGCTCGAACACTAATAAGTTAAGGTTTAATTATAATTCGATGTCCGATGCAGGTGGTCAAATGACTATAGCCTCCAACGGAGACATCAGCTTCTACGAGGACACAGGCACAACGGCTAAGTTCTTCTGGGATGCGTCTGCGGAGGCTTTGGGTATTGGCACTAGTAGTGTAGATAGTTTATTACACTTGTCAAAAGCCTCTGGTGGGTCAATTATACGATTAGAAAACCCAGATACTGGTCTTTCTAGCTCCGAAATTGTTGGTAGAATTGAATTTGAAACTCAAGACAATGGCGGGGCTGGTGTTAATTCTTACATTCAAGCCGTTGGTCAAGGCTCAGGAGGCGCTAATCAATTAGAGTTTGGTACAGGCACTAGCAACTCACCATCAACACGTTTAGTCATAGACGCTTCAGGCAACGTGTTGGTGGGTAAGTCTGCCTCTAACACAGCTGTCGAAGGGTCTGAGCTTAGAGATGACGGGTCAATTGTAGCCACGCGGGCTGGTGGCATTGCGGCACTGCTTAACCGAACATCCTCTGATGGTGAGATTTTGAGGATTGCAAAAGACGGCACAACTGTTGGGTCATGGCAGTCAAGAGCAGGGTTAGTTTCTACTATTATTCTCGACCCAAGATCAAATGGCGCAGGACTCAGCGGCGGTGGCAATGCTATTTTCCCTACTAGCAATACAGGTGCTTTACTTAACGATCATGTGGACTTGGGGAACGCGGATTATAAATTCAAAGACGCATACCTATCAGTCGGTTTACGCGGTGATACACTTAAATTTAGCTCAAATGCTGGCACAGAACGTATGCGCATAGACTCCAGCGGTCGATTAAACGTAGGCGTAACTAGCGGTTCCTTTAACGCTAGGATTACGTCTTACAGCTCATCTAGCTATACTTTTGAGTCTGTTAGAACAGGAACAGGGAATGAAGGCCATGTTGTTTTTAAGAACGGCAATGGCGCTGTCGGCTTAATCACAACCAATGGCTCTGCTACCGCTTACGGCACTTCCTCAGACTATAGGCTAAAAGAAGACCTACAGCCAATGACAGGCTCTATTGACAGAGTTAAAGCATTGAAGCCTTGGAACTTTGCGTGGAAGATAGACGGCTCTCGCGTTGATGGCTTTATGGCTCACGAAGCCCAAGAGGTTGTTGCTAACTGCGCTACTGGCACTAAAGACGCTATGAAAGACGAAGAGTACGAAGTTACTGCGGCTACAGGCGATATATACACAGCGGCGGTTGATGCCGTTGATGAGATTATCCATAGCTCAGACGTAGTTGAGCCTGAAACACTTGAGGAAGGTCAGCAATGGAGACAGACCACTGCACAAGTAATGGACACTCGGAATATCCCCGATTATCAAGGCATAGACCAATCTAAACTAGTGCCTCTTTTAGTGTCGGCTTTACAAGAAGCTATCGCAAGAATTGAAACCTTAGAAGCAGGAGAATAATCATGGCAGTAACTTGGACAATCGCAACACTAGAACGCAACACTTCAGACGATGGCGTAGTAATAGCACACTGGCGAGCTAACGATAGCGAAGCAGTAGGCGAAGAAACATACTCAGGCAGCTCTTATGGCACTTGTGGCTTTACGCCTGACAGCACTGCTGACGGCTACACTGCCTATGCAGACATCACAGAAGCTCAGGCTATTGAGTGGGTCAAAGCATCTATGGGCGAAGAGGCTGTTGAAGCTCTTGAGTCTAGCATTGCTGCTCAGATCGAAGAGTCTAAAGCACCAGCAACAGCCGCTGGCGTACCTTGGTGATGGGCTACCTGTTAGATCTGTATGTTCTTGCAACCTCGCTGGTGTCAATTGCTAGCGTTGTATGCAACTATACAGACACCCCGAAAGACGATGCATTTGTTGCAAAGGCTTATAAAGTTTTGGAGCAGTTCGCTTTCTTAAACAACAAAGCTAAACAGTAAAGGGATCTTACTATGGCCGTAGAAGAATCAGTAAAAGAAACAGTAGATATTGTAGCCGCTTCAACAGGGCTGCTTTCTTTGGTTGCTTGGCTGCCCCCAGCAGCTTCTTTATTTACTATTGTGTGGTTGGGTATAAGGATATATGAATCAGATACTATTCAGAAACTTGTTCACAAGGGTGAAGAATGAAATTAAAGTTTTATGTGCTTACGTCTACAGACTATGAAGCCCTTTTAAGACACAATGATCCTGAATACAGCAACATACATAAGGATGATATGGTTGTAGTTATTAACAGCTTAGACAGTGCATATATTGAACAAGCTAAAAACTATTGTAGTGCAGAAGATATTAAGTATTATATCACCGAGAGCAATGGGAGTCCAGCAAAAGGTAAAAATACTTTGTTGGATGTATTCTTAGAATCTGATGATGACTATTGCGTGATGATAGACGGAGATGATTTCTTAACCCCGCACGGTGTTTGGATGTACAAGCACTTAGCGGGCTTAGAAACTCCTCCAGACGCAGTGTGTTTAATTAATCAAATCTCTTTGCGTTTCGTAGATAATGTGTTATACTTCGTAAATCCGATGACTGTAGATTATAGAGGGTTAAGCCTAGTAGACTTCTACAAAGAGTTTAAAGAAGACTGCGGCCTAAGCCACGAGAAGTCTATGTACTTTGAAAATCTTCAAAGAAAGTTTTATACCGAGCAAGAGAAATACAGCGAAGGCAACGAAGTACATTGTCGCGTTACTTGGCTCAGTAAAAAAGCAGCAGCGTTTAAGTTTGATGAAGATCTTATAGTAGGCGAAGACACTCTGCAAATGTTACACCTAAAGCACGAAGCTTTAGAAGGACGTTTAAATTTTTATTCTACAGACGAATACCCCGCTACGTACATATATGACGAAAGAGAAGCAGGGACTGTAGATGTTGAAACTAGTTTTGGTACTGACTGTGAATGGATAGACGCATACTTAAACAAGCTTGAAGAAATGAAGTACAGCGGAAAACTCCACAGGAACAAGAGGCTTCCAGAATTAAAAATAGAGTATCCCGCAGATTATATTTATGATGATCTAGGTTTAACAGAACCAGAGACTTATACTTTACAAGTAGCCGCATAGCTAAAGGAAAAATAAATGAGCAACAATAAAGATACTAAAAAGACTTTAAAGAAGCTGCAAGCTAAACGCGCAACTTTTGCAGGCGGCGGTTATAGCTATGTCAGGACTAGGCGAGGCAACGTAACTCAGCCTGCGCCTACATATGCAGAAGTCCCTAAGCCTACGTCTACCGGAAGTGTCACAGCTCCTGAGACTGTAACGCCTGACGTCACTGCGCCGGTAACTACTGTTCCTGCAACTACTTATAACTGGAACGGCGGCACTTTTACTGTTCCCGGAACCTCTACGTCTGAAACACAACCAAGCTCTACGCCTCCGCTTGGTATCGAAATGGAAGGGCCACAAGCAAACCTCCGTCAAATGCAGGCACAGGGAATTGAACAAGAGTCTGGCATTTCAACGGACGTTAAAAAACTTGGAGCCGCTCAAGACGCAAGAGCAAGTACAGTAGGCGCAGGATATTTGAAAGCTGCTCAAGGCAATGTTTCACAGGCTGATCTAACTTCAACAGACGGACAGGCAGAAGGCTTTAAAGCCACAACAGTCTCTGGTCAAATGGATGATACTAAAGCTGCACAAGGCCGAGTCACTAAAGACGGCACCGCATTTCAAGCAGGGGCTGCTACAGTAGACACAGCTCAGCGTGATGTTTCCGCTGAAAAAGCTGCTATGGGCACTGCTGCAGGCCGACCAAACGAAAAAGACTATGCCACTGCAGCAACGACTGACAAAACTTTCCGCGTAGAAGACGTAGAAGGCCCAGCAGTTACTACAAGCGAAGGCGTGACTATTTCAGAAGCTAAGATTGCAGAGCTGACTAAACTTGCAGTAGAGCGTGGTGTTGATCCTGCTAAGGCTATACAGGACTTTAAAGACGCTGCTGCTACGAGAACAGCACAGACAGGCACAGCGGCTGAAGGCACTGCCGCGCAACTAGATGGCGCACCTAAAGCAGTTGCTGATCAAGCAGAGTTCTTAAAAGCCGCTGATGTCGCCGCCGCTAATAAAGAACAAATAGCCGATGCAGGTCAAGCAAGCTTTGCAGCACGCGTAGGACGTACTGCCGCTGATATGGGCGACACGGGTTATGCAACAGTAGGTGGGGTTAGTGCTAAAAATCAAGCTGATCGCAAAGCCTACACAGACTCTGTAGCCGCACAATCTACACCCGAACAGACCGCTAAACTAGAGGCATTTACTCTTGAACTAAAGCGCGAAGCCCAAACAGGCGTAGCCATAGAGCGAAAGTACGCAGATGCTATGGGAGTCCCGCCAGAAAAAGAAGCGGCTCAGGCTGAGTACTTTGCCGCAGACTTCACACCCGAAGGCGGCACTACAGATATAGACACTGTTCCGGCCTATGCAGTAGCCGCTACAAGGGTTGCACAGGTTGGCGAAGCTTCTTCGCGCATAGCCGCTGAACTAGGTAACGCACCATCTATAGACTTAGAAGGTCGTGAAGCTATTACAGGCTCTGCACCTCAAGGCGACGCCGCGCAAATTGGTGGTATTCCTACTATGGCCGCGGCAGGTATGCAAGCCGTAACAGGCCAAGATCGTGCAGTAGCCGCCGCAGATATGATGAGAGTTGTGGCTAATGTCCCAGAAGAAATCACAGCCGCGGTAGCACAAGATCCCGCAAGCGTTGAAGCCGCCATAGATTCTGGCGCTGATCCGGTTGTTGTAGCCGCCGTAGCCGCCCTGCCCGTAGAAGCTTTAGTATCTACACAGATGGAGGGCTTACTTGCCGGAATGGAAGATGGAGAGACTCCTGCGTGGGCAAGACCCGCGGTAGCCGCTATAGAAGCTCAGATGGCCGCTAGAGGTTTAAGTGTTTCTACTGTCGGTCGCGATGCTCTCTTCAATGCTATTATTCAAAGTGCTTTGCCAATGGCTCAGAGCAATGCTCAAGCTTTACAGCAACGCGCACAGCAAAACCTAAGCAATGAGCAACAAGCTAATCTTGCTTCTGCTCAAAATACTATGCAACTTCGGATGCAGAATCTTGCTAACCGCCAGACTGCCGCATCACAGACAGCAGAAATGTCTCAGCAGATTAAAGTACAGCAAGGGTCTTTTAATCAACAAGCTGTAATGACTTTTGCACAACAAGAACAAGAAACAAATATGGTCAATGCGCAGATGGCTCAGCAACGAGCCCAACAGACTTCTGCACAGACTCAGCAGTCGGCCATAGCTGAGCTAAACACTAATGCTCAAATGGACTTAGCAAACCTGCAAGCTTTGAATCAAGCAGAAGGTCAGAACATGACCGCTGATCAACAAGCACGTTTGACTACATATAACGCACAGATAAATAAAACTATGCGTCAGGCTGATCTTAATCAAGACATGGGAAAAGCTAATCTTGCTCCTGCTCTACAAGTTGAGATGCAAAGAGTGTCTGAAATGAATGCGGCCTCTAAAGACACAATGACCGCAGAACAAACAGAGAGGTTAACAAAGCTTTCAACCCTTATAGACTTCCGCAAGACTGATGCACAGTTTGCTCAACAAATGGATATGGCTAACATGTCTAATGAGCAACAAATTAAACTTGCTGAACTAACAGACAAGGCCGCTACAGACACTGCGAACTTTACAGCAGAGAATCAATTTGAACTGACTCGCTTAAATAATGTTGTTGCTCGTTCTGCTCGTCAAGGCGAACTAGATCAGCAGATGAAAGTAGCTAATTTAGATAGCAGTCTAAAGATAGAACTATCACAACTGTCTGAAATGAACACAACTGAAAGAGCTAACATGAGCGCCGAACAACAGATGCGCTTTAAGAACTTAGAAACTCTAGTAACCTTTAAAACTGCTAATGCTCAACTAGCCCAACAAATGGATATGGCTAGTATGGGCAATGCTCAGCAGATAGAAATGGCAATGTTAGCCGATAAGTCTGCTACAGATAGTGCTAACTTCTCAGAAGCTAATAGGTTTAAACTAACTCAACTCCAGACTGCAGCGCAACACATGGCTCAGAATACTGAGTTCCGTCAGCAGACTGAGTTAGCTAACATGAGTTTAGAGGAGCGTTTACAGCTTGCTAACCTTACTGCTCAGAACCAAGCCTCTTCGGAGAACTTGAGTGCTAAGCAACAAGTAGAGCTTGCTAACTTGAATGCTAAGCTAACTACAGGCGTTAAGAATGCTGAGTTACGTCAACAAGCTATCTCTCAAACCTTCACTACTGATCAGCAAACTGAACTAGCTAACTTAGAGTCTATGAACAGGGCTGATTCTGAGTCTCTTACAAATGAACAACAGTCTAAGCTCACTTCTTATAATGCGAAAGTTCAAAGGAATATACGTCAGACTGAGCTTAATTCTCGCATGGAAGAAGTTAATTTAGATGCTAAGCTTAAAATAGAACTATCAGAGTTATCTGAAAAGAATACTACTGAAAGAGCTAATATGAGTGCTGAGCAACAAACAAGACTTGCTAATCTTAATGTCCTTGTAGACTTTAAGAAGACTAATGCAGGCTTTGCACAACAGATGGAGCTTGCAAATCTTGGTAACGAACAGCAAATGGAGCTTGCAAACCTTCAAGATCGTTCAGCTACTGACGCAGCTAACTTTACTGAAGCCAACCGCGCTAGGACTCAAGAGCTAAGCACGTTTGTACAGGTCATGTCGCAGAACGAACAGCTCAAGCAGAACGCTGATATGGCTCAGCTATCTATGCAAGAGAAGATTAGTCTCGCAAACCTTAGCTCGCAGAGTCAGGCTGATATGGCTTCAATGTCTGCTGAGAATATGGCAGAGCTACAAACATACGAAAAGAAAATGGCTGCAGGCCAAGTCAACGCACAGCTTGCACAACAAATGGGCTTGGCTAATCTTAGTAACGAGCAAAGCGCAGGAATGTTTAATGCTCAGATGAATGCGAACTTAGATATGAGTACTATGTCGAATGAGCAACAGATGTCGTTAGCTAACAGCAAGTTTATGCAAACAATGACTGCTTCTTCATTCAATGCAGATCAACAGTCCGCGCTACAGAACGCCACACTTCTGGCTCAAACAGATCTGTCTAACGCTGATGCGCGTACTAGAGTATCGGTAGAGAACGCTAAGAACTTCTTGACTATGGACATGGCTAACTTGAGTAATGACCAGCAGGCCATTGTGATGGATCAGCAGCTAGAGCAACAGGCTTTGTTGTCTGATCAAGCAGCTCAGAACGCGGCCAAGCAGTTTGGAGCTACGTCGCAGAATCAACTTGATCAGTTTTTAATTAGCCAGTCTAATAACATGCGACAGTTTAATACTTCTGCACGTAATGCAATGGCTTCTTTCAACACTTCTGAAACTAATAGAACTGCGGCTATTGAAGCAGGCAACTTCTTGCAGGCAGATCAGTTCACAGCGCAGCTTGAAGCAGACATAAGCAAGTTTAATGTTTCAATTGACCAACAACGTGATCAGTGGAACGCAGCAAACGCACAGGCAGTGGAGCAATCTAACATCTCTTGGAGGCGACAAGCTAACACAGCCGACACCGCAGCCGCAAACGCAGCTAATCAGCAGAATGTTCAGAACGCTTATAACATCTCTGCACTCGATCAAACTCAGATGTGGCAACAGCTAAGAGACGAAGCTCAATATATGCGTCAGTCGTATGAAGCTAATGAGCAACGAGAAGCACAGTTAATTGCAACGGCTATTGGTAACGAGTCTGGTGCAACTAAGGATGCAACCACCTCGACATCTTCTTTGCTCGATCTAATTCAACAATACTCCGCATAAGGAATACAAAACATGGGATTTTTAAGTAGCATTTGGAAGGGCGTTAAAAAAACTGTCAAGAAAATTGGCAAGGGCATTAAAAGCGCGTTTAAAAGCTTTGGCAAATTCATGAACAAAGTAGGCATACTGGGCCAAGTAGCAATGTTCTTTGTTATGCCTTATGTGGGGGCGGCTCTAGGACAGGCTTGGACAGCCGTAGCAGGTCAGACTGCTGCTCAAGCTACAACAGCGGCTGCAGCGGCCAATACAGCAGTATTAGCAGGCACAGCTACAACAGCTCAAGTAACTCTTGCAGCTTCGGCGGCCGGTACAGCAGCTGCAGCGGGCGGTCAAGCTGTGGCTTCAGGATTAATGGCAGGTGGAAGTTTTGCTCAAGCAACCGGTAAGTTGATGCAGTTCGTAGGTAACACAGTCTCTAAAGGCGCAAGTATCTACAGCAACATTACTAAAGGCATCACTGACACTCTTGGAAACTTTGCAAAGACTGCAAGCAACAATTTGTTTGGCACATCTTTTGACGCTGCAAGCAGTTTCTTTGGGCCGGGGGATAGTGCATGGAGCAGAAGCACTGGAAACGCTCCTAAAGTTGGAAACTTAACAGGCTCTAAAACTACTGTAGTAGAGTTAGACACAAAAACTTTAAACGCTATGGATAAGACAGTGACTGAAAGCAGCTTTAACATCAGTCCCAATGATCCGAGAGCTTACGGCTCCGGTGAGTTCACATCTAATTCTGTATATGATAAAGCACTTACAGGAGGGACTACTACTTTCTCACCAAGCACGAGCGACCTGATGTCAGATCCTAGCATGTTCAAAGGCATAGATGTCGCGCCTACAATAGACGTAGGAAAGATAAACGTAGACATGCCTACTGTGCCGCAAGGCAGCTTGTTAGGACGTATAGGTACTGCTGCAGTCGATGCTGTTACAGGACTTCCTGAAAGGGCCGTTACAGCTTTTGAAGATTTCACTGCTAACCCGTTTGAGGGCGCAGCTTCACGAGTGACCGGCGCAATAGAAAATAAAGCCATGCAGAAAGTAGGCCTTGTTGACACGCCTGAGTATACAACAAACTACACTACAAGCAACGCTTATGTGCCTAGCTTTGAAAGCTTTGGCGGTTCGCAGCAGCAGTATGGCGCTAGTGAGATTATGAATGCCCGTTCTTTTGAACAGAACGTGACTAACAACTCTAGTCCTTACGGCTATACCGCTTTCCAGTACGGCAACTACATGTCTCAGAACGCATAAAGGTTTTTAATTATGGCAACAGTACAAGAAGAATATACTAAAATCCAGAAAAGCGGAAAGCGCCCAATTCCCGGCCAGTCCTTGACGAATGATCCAGAGAGTCCTGCGCCGTTTGAAAAGGCTCCTAAGTTTACTTCGGTACACGCGGCTTCTGAATACTTATGGGAATCTTTCATTGAGCCAGACACGTACACAAGTCTTATGGGTTCTGTCAGCGAGGGTGTTCCTATTATGGATCTTGCGCAGGTCATCCTGTTTGCAGAGTTTCAAAAAGGGTCGTGGAATCCTGACTTGATGTTGATGCTATTTGAGCCGGTTGCATACATGATCATGGCACTGGCTGAACGTGTAGGGCTCGAAATGACTATTTATGAAGGTGATCTTGAAGATGACGATGAAGAAGAACAACTTTTAGGAACAACTGTAGATGAGAACCGTATTCAAAAGCTAATTAAAAACGGAACAAGCGGCAGAATTCCAGAAGGCGTGTTAACTGCAGAGATGCAGGAGTCTTTAGAGACTTTACCAGAACTGGAAACACCGCCTGAAGATGAGCCTAAGCCTAGTTTAATGCAAGCGCCTGTACAACAAGCACCAGCCACTAACACGCAGAGCCTGATGGCTCCACCACAAGGAGTTTAAACAATGGCTATTAGAGAATTTGGACAATCGCTTCTTGGTGACGTTAGAGCGCGTAAAGATCAACAAGCAGAAGACGCTAGAAAGTATGCAAAGAAACAAGATAGAAAAGAACTATTGCTGACGGGTGCGGGTTTCTTAGGCGGTCAGATTTTTAAAGCAGCTACTTCTAACTTAGAAACAAAGACGCAAGATTTTTTAGCTCGTAGTGAGTTGCAGAATAATAATATTTTAATGACTAAAGCAGCCGGTCAAATTGAAAGTAACCTTAAAGATCGCACAGCCGCTAAAGAAAAAAATATTTCTCTAACTCAATATTATGCTGAAGACATAGCTACTAAAGATTTTAACCAGAAAAAAATAACTAATCCTTCGGCTTATAAAAAAAATGAAGATGCTTATTGGATAGCTGATTTTGCAAAACGTGACGAAATTGTAACCCAAGCGCAGCAGCTCGCAGACACAAACGATACTGTTTATAGTAAAAGTGTAGAGTTTGCAGCCGGTAAAGCTTCTGGAAAAACTCTGTCTGCTTTAGCGGAGCGACAAGATAGAGGGCTTACACGTTCATTTTTAGATCGCCTCACAGGAAATACTAGGACTGTGGATGTTTTTAATAGCACAATGAATGAGCTAAAACAAGTTAAAATAGCTAAAGAGCTATACGATCTTAGTCCTGAAAGACTTGCGGCGGCTGAGAAAGTTGCAGCACTCACAGGCAGCGTTGGACAGGGTTTAAAAGCTGCTGGCATATCTATGAATGAAAATGATTTTAAAAGGGTCAGGGATGATATTGCAAAAAATCAAAAGACAACATATGACACAACTTTTCAAACAGATGTTGCAGGAAACTTACAAGCTATCACTGTGGGGACAACTACAGATGTAGCTGGTACTATAGTTGAAACTCCATCAATTGTCACAAAACAATTAGGTGCTGATGGGAAGCCTCCGACATTATCAGAAGCAACAGATTTTGTAAAGACTCGGAACACTATCTTTGACAACGTGCGTAACTTGGTATCTACACAAGGCTACGATGATTTTATAGCTAAAGCTGCGCAGGAGGGTTTTATGAAAGATATGGAGAAAATGGAAGCTTTAGATTTGTTAAAGCTACAGGTTTTTTCTTTAGATTATAAGAACTATACTAGTGTTGAAAACTTTAAACCTTCCTTATCTGAAGAGCAACAGGCTGCTAGAAATGCAGTGCTGAAAGAATCTAAAGGTATATTGGGACTACTTTTAAATCCTAAAGCAACTTCTGAAGAACAAGAAGACGCGACAAAACGTCTTTTAAAAGTTATGACAATGGTCACTGACGCATCTCTGGGCAGTCCAATTATAAGTAATCCTCGCGAAGCCGGTGAAGAAACCACTGATCGTCCTGTCGGCCTTCCAGCAAACGCTAGAAAAGCTCCTGATGGTTTTTACTACATCCCTGACATTGATCGTCTTGGATACTACGAACGAATAGAGGGGTAGATTAAGAATGAGCAAAACTATTCCAGTTGATTACGATCCATTCGCACAAGCTCCTCGTCTTGAAACAGTGGCTGTGGATTATGATCCTTTTGAATCTCAAGAAGCTCCTCGTCTTGAAACAGTGGCTGTGGATTATGATCCTTTTGAAAGTGAAGTTGAGCCAGAGTTTGGGCCGCTCCGTGAAGGATACAAAGGTATTGACAAAGAAGCAGCGCCTGTAATGCCTGAGCCTGTGGCTGAACCTGCGGCTGAACCTGCGGCTGAACCTTCTCCCCGTATGTATTATCGAGGAGCAGGTATGACCCCTGCACAGGTTAAAAACGTAGCAGAAGATTTAGAAGCTTTTGGTAGAGACGTAAAAAAAGTAGCATATAGTATTCCTAGAGGCGTTGTAGATATAGCAGCTAGTGGCTTAATGGAGTCTTTAACTGGACTAGATATGAGCAAGTTAAAGTCTAAAGACCGCGAAGAACTAGTTAATACGCTTACAAACGCAGCTCTTGAAGCAACATCCCCTGCTTTTTCTCTTGTAGATTGGGAAAACACAAATATTATTAATCCTGAAACAGCGCGAATAGGCACTATCGAAACAATTCCGGGAATGGCGGGTCAGGTAGGGGCTTTAATTGTAGGTGCAGGGAAGATAGCTAAAGGCACTGAGTTCCTATACAAAGGGATGGCGTTTCTCCCGTCAGTAGCTCCAAAGGCTACTAACTGGATGCGACAAGCAGTTGTAAAAACAGAAGGGTCAGGAAAATACATAGCTACTGCTATTGTAAAACGTCCTAAAACAGCCAGAGGTCTTGCGCTTCTTACAGGTGGTGAGGTTGTCACGCAAGTAATGTTTGACCCCGAAGAAAATATGTTCAATGCAATTGAAACAGCAATAGATAAAGATGCTGAAGGAATGTCAGGGCTGGCTCAAAGCATGTCAGAGTATATTGCTGCGGACAAAGACGACTCAGAAATTTTAAAGCGTTTAAAACTTTCAGTTGAAAACGTAGGTTTTTCTGCTGTTTTTTCTGCTGTTGCTAATGCTCCTACAATTGGAAAATATCTTGTAGGTAAACACCCTTCTCAGATGAGTAAAGCTGAACAAGAGACTGCACTTTATAAAGCTCTTGAAGAAGAGCAGCAAGTTATTAACATGCAAAACCCTGAGACGCTGCACCTAGTTAAAGAAACAGCCGAAGGTAAAGCTCAAGTACAGAAACAAAACAAGTATTTTCTATATAGAATGAACCAGAAGTTTTTAAAATCGCGGGGATACGCAACACCTTTAATGTTCCATGCTGCTAATAACACAAAGTATTCTCAACGACAGCTCGTTACAGAAGCTGAAGATGTTGCTGAGCGTTTGAAAATTGCACTGGAGAGCGCGGGCAGTGATAAAAAACTTGTAACTAAAGTAGGTGTTTTGCTAGAGACTGATCTTACTAGGGTGTTGAAAATGCCAGCAGAAAAGCAAGTTTCTTTCCTTGCTAAAAATAGAAACATTCCAGAAAATGTAGCTGCTGAGATTTTAAAATTTAGAAAGTTGCAAGACGGTTTGTCAACTCGTATTTTAAACATGAAAGGGTTTTCTGACGATGTTAAAGCGTCTATAGACAAAAACCTTGGTAGTTATATACGCCGAACGTATCGTGCTTATGAAGATCCTAACTACACGCCTACTCCTCAGATAATGAAAGAAGCTGAAGATTATCTTGTTGCTGACCTTCAAGCTAGTGCCGTAAAAAATGGGACGGCCCTGACGAGTAAAGACGCATTAAAGCAAGCACAATCTAAAATAAAAAAGATGTTGAAAGCAGACGAAGAGACTATAGATTATTTAGCTCAAGTAAACAGAGTCAGTAATATGAGGCAACGAAAAGAGATTGATCCTACAATACGTGCGCTTCTAGGAGAGATTACAGACCCTTCTGAAAAAATAATTCTTTCTATTGCTAAGCTTTCTCGTATAAGCGAAATGCAGAATTTTTATAACGTAGTTAATCAATTATCTAAAGGCAAAGGCGGCTACGTTGCTACTGAAGAAAATATAGCAGCAGGACTTACAGTCCAAATCAAGGGGACTAATTCTATTTTAGATAACAAGTACACAACTCGTGAGATGGAAAAAGTTATTTTAAACAAAGAAGAAACTTACGATACCTTGCGAGAAGGTACAGGCGCGTGGGCAGATTCGTGGAGAACCTATGTAGGTTTTAAAGGAGCTTCACAAGCTTCAAAAACTGTATATAGCCACACCACGCAAGCGCGTAACATTATTGGCGGCGCTCAGTTTATGTTAGCTAATGGTCGAGGTTTTTCAGAGTCTGCTGAAAGTTTTTTAGTCTTGGAAAACAAAGTATTTGGTCTTAATAAAAAAATAGGTGACAAGACTGGACTCTATAAAATAGATGATGTAGCTCTTAAAGAAACCTACAACGAGATGCAGCGTCTCGGAGTTATTGGAACGAGTGTGAATGTTAATCAGTTCCGTGAAATGATCTCTACAGGCTTTAAAGGATACGATGACGTATACAGTTCTATAGGTGATAGTGTGGCAACTAAACGTGCAAAAACAGCGCTCAGGAAACCGCAAGATGTTTATTCAGCGGCTGATGATTTCCACAAGATGACATACTATCATCAAGAATTAAAAACCCTTAAAGAGGCTCACCCTGACGCAGCAGAAGAGCTTTTAAAACGAAAGGCGGCGGGAACTGTCAGAAACACTATGCCTAACTATGATGCTATTCCCAAAGGAATTAAACAGCTTCGTAACTTGCCGCTGGGTAACTTTATTTCGTTCCCTGCTGAAGTAATGCGAACAAGTTTTCATATTGTTAGACAGGCTTCTGAGGAAATAAACTCTGACAACGCTGTTATAAAACGCCGTGGTCAGATGAGGCTTGCGGGTTTTGCAACAGCTAATGTTGGATATGGGGCTATTGCTAAGATGTCTCACGATACGTTTACTATGAGCGATCAAGAGATAGAAGATCGTAGAGTTCTCAAGGCAGGGCGTTTTAGTTCAGGGCACGATTTAGTTTATTCGCAAGGTGAAGATGGCGAATACTACACTACGAATACAGAGTATCTAAACTCTTACTACTTTGTTAAAGAGCCTGTTCTAGCCGTCTTAGATAGAATTGAATCGGGACAGTTAAAAGGAGAAGCGTTGGACGAGATGTTGTTGGGCGCTATAGGCAGCGGAATTAAAGCACTAACAGATCCATTTACAGATCAATCAATGATTGTAGCTCCTTTTGTAAACATGGCGGTAGCTTCACTTTCTCAGTCAGGAAAAGATCTAAGAGGGCGAGAGCTGTTTCCAGATAAAGATAGTACGTTAGATACTTTAGGCACCGTAATCACTGAAGCTTTAAAGCCTCTTATTCCGGGATCTGCCCTAAGCTTAATAAAATTAAAGGACGCGCTGGAAGAAAAACCTAATAAGTACTATGGACGCTTTAGGGATAAAGACTATGCGCTGTTAGAGCAAATAGGAATCAAGAAAGATTTATATTTAGAAGATGATTATTTGGGGGCCGCCGTAGATGACTACAAATTACAAAACGATCAGAATAGATTAGACAGTGTTAATCTAGAATCTACGGGAGAAGGAAGGACTGCGGACTACTTGAAAACCAATGCTGTTGAGTATCAATATCAACAAGACTTATACATAAAGCTATCAGCATACGCAAGATTGTACACGCCTGAAAGAGCAATGACATACTTAATAAATAGGGGGATGAGCAAAGAAAAAGCAAACACATTATTACAAGGCACCTTTTTGCCCTTAACACCACCTACAAATCCTACTAAATATAGAACCGATGCAATCAATTTGCAGACAGGTCAGGTTCAAGCTGAGTTTAGATCTCAAATGGAGACTGCTGAAAAAAATATCTATTACGCGCAGCAAGAAATGAAACTTCTTTCTTTAACAAATGTTGGAGATTTTAAATTTGAAGAAGAAAAGGAAGCGCCGGTGTTTTCTTCAGGTGTCTCAGGAATTAATCTTCCAAAATTTGATAACTCTTTTCTAGATGACAACCCCCCGCTAACTCCTGAAGAGCGTGAGGAAGCTGGGCTTAGTCCTATGGCTGTAGGAGGCGTTGTATCTACGCCTATCCCTAACGCCCCTGCAGAGCCTGATGAGCGCATTGATAAGCTTACAGGCCTACCGTATAACGAAAGAGCTGGAACAGCTTACATGGACATCAGCGACCCTCTACGTGCATTGAACATGGCAGCGGGTGGAAGGGTGCAGAAGAACGCAGGCGGCAAGGTTTTAAACGCACTAAAAAGGAACTGCAGCTAATGAGCGACTTTAAATATTTTAAACTAGAAGATTTTGATTGCCAAGAAACCGGCGACAACGAAATGGATGTGGAGTTTATCCACCAGCTCGATCAACTCAGAGAGGCTTGTGGCTTCCCATTCATTATAACTAGTGGCTTTAGATCTAAAGACCACTCCATTGAAAAACGTAAGGAGAAAGCAGGAACCCATGCCCAAGGAATCGCAGCGGACATTAGAGCTAGTAACGGAAACCAAAGATACAAGATCGTGGAACAAGCAATTCAAATGGGATTTACGGGTGTTGGAATCGCTCGTACTTTCATCCATGTGGATCGCAGGACTCTCGGAGCTGACAAAGCTCCTGTAATGTGGTGCTATTGAGGTATTAATATGTCTATTTTAACTTCACTTATTGGCCCTGTTACAGGACTGCTTGATAAATTCATAGAGGACAAAGACGCTAAAAATGCAATTGCTTTTGAGCTTAGTACAATGGCTGAGAAGCATGCCCAAGAACTTGCAAAAGGTCAGCTTGAAGTCAATAAGACTGAAGCAGCACACAAGAATTTGTTTGTTGCTGGTTGGCGACCTGCTGTGGGTTGGGTATGCGTCCTTGGCATGGCGGGCAACTTCCTTGTTATCCCGCTGGCTAATTTTGCGTTGGCTCTATCCAGTTCTGTCATCACTATACCGCTGATAGATACTTCGGAGATGATGCCGGTACTTATAGGCATGTTAGGGCTGGGCGCTATGAGGACTGTAGAGAAAACTAAAGGCGTACAGCGAGAGAAGTAATGATAGCTGAAATTGCAGCAGCCAACGCAGCCTTTGCGCTCATCAAGACAGCCCTCTCAAACGGAAAGGAACTCTACGATGTTGCAGAAGCAACAACATCCTACTTCGACAATAAGTCTGCAATAGCTAAGAAGGCTAAGCGGGGCGGAAAGAAAGAAGAGCTAGAGTGTTTCATGCAGCTTGAGAAGATTAAGGACGAAGAGATCTGGTTGAAAGAATATATGATCTATGCTGGAAGGGCTGACATGTGGCCTGACTGGTTGCAGTATCAAGCAGGGTGTAAACATGCTAGAGAACGTACAGAAAAACTTAGGATACAGAAGCGCGCAGCCACTATCGCAATGGCGTGGTCTGCGTTGCTCTGGGGCACAGGTGGTTTAGTAATTCTACCACTAGCTCTCTTCATTGGCTTTAAAATATTTGGAGTTATTTAAATGGCAACAGCTAAAAAGAAATCAACAGTCAACGAGGCAGGGAACTACACTAAGCCCTCACTGCGTAAACGACTGTTCAACAGCATCACAGCAGGTGCAAAGGGCGGTAAAGCAGGACAATGGTCAGCTAGGAAAGCTCAGATGTTGGCTAAGGCATATAAGGCTGAAGGTGGAGGGTACAAATGAAAGGCGTAAACCATTACAAGAAAGACGGAACACTGCACACAGGCGGCACTCATAAGATGCCTGATGGTTCGATACATTCTGGAAAGACTCACGGCAAAACAAGTGTAAAACTATTTCATTTGAAAGAGCTGTCTGACACCTCTAAGAAAAAAGCAAGGCAGAAAAAATAATGGCACTTGCAAAATCACAGAAGTCTTTAAAGAAGTGGACTAAGGAAGAGTGGGGTACTAAGTCAGGTAAGCCTAGTGCTAAAACTGGTGAGCGTTACTTGCCTAAGAAGGCTATCAAAGCTTTGACACCTGTCCAGTATGCGGCAACTACCGCCAAGAAAAAGAAAGACACAAAAGCAGGCAAACAACACAGCGCGCAGCCTAAGAGCGTTGCAAAGAAAACAAGGAGCTATAGAGCATGAAGGATACTAAGCTAACCAACGCGGGAGTAAGCAGCTATAACAAACCGAAGCGCACACCAAGCCATAAGACGAAAAGCCATGTGGTTGTGGCGAAAGTCGGAGACAAGACTAAGACGATCCGCTTTGGAGAACAAGGAGCTAGTACCGCAGGCAAACCCAAAGCCGGTGAGTCAGAAGCAATGAAGAAGAAACGCGCAAGCTTTAAAGCCCGCCATGCTAAGAACATAGCTAAAGGTAAAATGTCTGCGGCTTACTGGGCCGATAAAGCTAAGTGGTAAAGCAGCTTGTATTCGCGTTGATTGTTTCTGTGAATGGAGAGGTTGACGCAAAAGCTAAAAGCTATTGGGAAAGCTTAGATAGGTGCAGATGGTTTGCAGAAGAGCTTACCATCCAAGGTACTCGTAGAAAGTACCACACACCTGTCCTTGCCTATTGTGTTCCTGAGTATGTTAACCCAGAGACAACACTCATACATACTTAATACATTTTACACCGGATGGTTCAGCGCATTAAGCTCACGCTCTAAAAAGCCATGCAGTTCTTCTAGTTTTGGTTTCGTAAGATGTACAATGTTTCTTATAATTTCCAATTCCTCTCCTTTAAAAGCTAGATGTAGATCCTTGTCGGCAATGCCGGACATCTCTGTCACGACATGGCCTTTCTGATTCACGAGAATGCTGAACCCCAAGATGTTGGCTTCGCGCTTAGACGATTTCACAGGCGCCGCCAGTACATGCTAACTCTTGAGAGCCAGTAGTGTTGTCTTCTTTCTCGTGGTTTTCTAAGTCTGCCCAATCCACACCCTTCGGCATAGCAGCTACAAGCTCTTTGTATTTCTCAGCAGTGATCTCTTCGTATGGAGCCTGTTGATAGATATGATCAGTAACAGGCAACAAGCTAATGCCCGAACAGATATCAAAGTTCTCCCAGATCCACTGTGCTACTTGCAGGAACTCATTCTCAGTGTAGTACACCGTGATGCTTGGCTTATGTTCGCACCAGTGGTTCTGAAAAGCCTTCCAAAGTTCTAACTGCTGCATCGCCCCTACTTCCTTAACAGTCACAGAAGTCTTCGGAGCCTTCACAGGGAAGCTAAAGACTGAAGAGCTTAGAGACGTAACATCTGGCTCTACTGGGAATCCGTTTCCTTCCATGAAGACTGCAAGCGGATCTTTGTTGTCTGAACGTACACGGCGAATGTAATACTCAGAGAAGCGAGGATGGATGCCACTAGCACTATCAACAAGCTGAGACACAGTGCCAGATGGCTTAACAGCCGTAATAGCAGTAGACTGATTAATGCCAAGCTGTTCAGCCCATTCTTTATTAGTCTCGATAGCAACATTCCGTACTTCCTCTAGCCACACAGCTAACATTGGCGACTTACCACTGCCACTCAATACTTTGTGATCCATAATGCCTGTCATGCTCACGCCTAACAAAGCCTCTTCTGCAGTATTCTTCTTCCAACAAGCTCGCAAGTATCTAAAGTCTGTCAGCGTTGCCTGAAGTGTGCCGATGATAGCGGCGATGCGCGACTTCTCTTTCAAAGATTCTAAGGTGTCGTCTGAACGCACAACAATCTCACTGAGGTTGCAAAACTGGTTACTGCGTAAAATTATTTCGCTGCAAGGATTAGTTCCAAACTCATAGGTGTTGTCTCTGCGACCATTACGCCCTGCAATCTTCTGAGCTGCTACGCGGCTGAAGATACCACGCTCGCCTGCTTTGGATTCATACAGTGTTTGCATCTCTGACAAAAAAGCTTCAAAGTCTGGCTTCTCTGTATACGCTACGCTGTTGTTAGCCAACGCCCTGTGGCCTTCAGTTCTCCACCAGTCACCTGACTTAGCTTTAGCCATGCGCTGGTCTGAAAGGTTCGACAGGCTGATCAAGGCTGAACGCCTAACGCCGCCTACAACAACGATGTCTGCAATCTTACAGACGATGTCGTGGCACTCAATGCTTGTAAGCTTACGGCCTTTAGACTTCTGGAAGATCTCAATGCAGAAGTTGAACAAGTCGATCAAAGGCTCTGGGCCTGATGCACGACCACCAAAGGTTTTAAGCCTAGCGCCTGCTAAGCGCACACGGCTCATATCCCACTGCGGAATCTTACCGGCGTACAGCATCGCAATCAGTTCACGAAACGCAGAAGCCCAGCCTATCTTACTGTCGCTTACAACAATAACGCTCTCTGTCTTGTGGAAGCTCTCAGCAACTTCGGGAAGCTTGTTAATGTAGTTGCGCTCTACGCTGAAGCCTACACCTGTGCCACACATCAACACGTACATCAGCTCGTCAAAGCTACGCGGTGAGTCTATGTGCAAGTAACTGCAATTGTATCCAGCTACATTGTCTTTATCTAAAGCTTCGCCTGCTGTCATCATGCAACGCATTGAAGGCATAACTTCTAGGTTGTGGATGGCGTTGAACAACTGTAAGGCCACCTTTTCATTTATTTGGCCCCGGTCTTTCCAGAAGTCTACGTAGCGATTGACTGTCTCGTCCCATGTCTCACGCCGTGAAGCCTCTGGAATCCACCGTGCATATCTACTTTTATGTATAAATTGTTGATACTGATCCATTATTCCATATCCTCTGGGTTAAATTCAAAATACTCATCAAAGCCCTGCATGATGTACTGCTCTATACAGGACTTAATTGTTTCTTCAATAGGTGTGTCTGTGTGCTTGTGCGCCCTAGTATACCCTGCATCTATACCTGACTCAACTATTCGTTCTATAAGTGGGTACATTTTAAGTTTCATTACGATACTCTAGTTCATCTTGCATTACTTTGTATAGGGCTGGACGCATGGTTGCCTTCTGAGTGTCAAGACAGGCTTGTAAATGCCCTGTGTCCATATCAGCAATTGCAACATACTTCAAAGTCTGATCACCCTGCTTACCATAAGTGCCCCATTTGACTGCTACTCTTATCATTTCATGGTTATCGTCTGACCAAACAGTTAGCAGCTTTTCATCACCGTTGACAGACCTCCGTACATAATCCCAACCACCATCTAACATATACTCTTTACCGTTAGCGTCTGTATGCGTCACGTAGTCGTGTCGATGAGCTGAGTGCAACACTGTACCATCAGGTGTTCGCATCTTGTTACTCAGTATTTCACTCATAACTTATATTCCTTAGCGCTGTTAAGAAACTCCGTCAGCATCGCGTAACATTCACCTGCATCTGCTGCTAACTCTCCACGATAGGTAAGACCTTTTTCATCAATTACTAATACTACTTCGTCACCAAGGTTAAAATTAATAGTTGGAGCAACTGTGGATATTGTGTTGTCGAGGCACATAGCACTCATCAGTCATCCTCCTGAGCCTTTACATTTTACACACAGCTCTGTACCTTTGTGTGGCGTTTCATCCTCTGGTTCAAAACCTTGTAGACCTGAACCTGAACAGCCAGCACAAGCTGTTTTTATGTCTCCGTTTTCGTCTAAAAAGCTCCAATCTGTAGCCATCAGTCAATCCTCCTCATTGTCAAACACTACTTCCCCTAACAGTCGGGCTAAGTACCACTGAGCCTTCTGTAAATCTTCTACTGGCTTGCCTTTGTAGTCATAGCGCCACAGGTACTTCATGCAGTTGCCCTTGAGGTAGCCCCTGAAAGCTTCAGGAGTCATCGACTCTTCGATGGCTTCAATACACTCTACGTTGCCTGTGTTGTAGTGGTTGGGTGAATTTACTGCATCCCAGTCTTCTCTAGAAACTTTGAGGGCATAGCCGTTTTCATCGTATCCGTCAAACTCTTCTGCGGCTGCGTCAAGATAAACTTTCATTTGATCATCTATTGACGGCTTCGGAATCTCTAATGGCGGATGCTGCTTTCGTAATCTATTCCAGTCTGCTGGTGTTGCGTTATTAATGCTCATCTTTAAAATCCTCTTGAAATTCTGACAACCTATCGTTTATCCTGTTGCTGAACTTAGCTACTAGATCTTGAGAGGTTATGTCTAAGATCTCTAATAGCGTTATCTCGTCCAACTGCTCCAGTTTTTCTAATATGTCATAGTATGTGGCGGTCATCCTGATCTCCGTACTTCTCTCGCAGATAGTTGATACTAACTGGTAACTCGTCACAACCGCCATTAGCAACTTCGTTTAGCATCCAAATACCTGCCCAGCTTCCGTTAGTCTGTGGCGATAAGTAATCTTCGTCATGTTGGTAGTAGATCCCAGAGAACAAGCCCAGCATGTTTGTGCCGTCAGCTTTACGTGCATAGGCTATGTCTCTATCCTGAACATGTCCCATAATACAACTCATGTATTTCTTCTGCAACATCAACTTAGCACTGCTTACTGGTCGCCCCATAACACCGCTTGTGAAGAAGTGGCAGTAGGCAATCTCGTCAATGATGACAGGATCTAAAAAGTCATACACTTCCCAGCCCATCTCTTCCAGCTTAAAGTCTTCAAACTTCAGCAAGCCTTCTAGTTTCGGGTCGGATTCTACAGCGCGTGTGATGCGGTTCTCGTGATTGCCCAGAGTAAACACCATACGTGGACGCCACTGCTTGTGTTTGTTAACCTTCAAGCGCTTCTGCTCTTCTCTAATAGGCGCTAAGAACTCTTCCATGCCAGCGATACCTGCTTCAATGTCCTGCAAGTAGCGTCTACCCTCGAAGCTTTTAGTGCCTACGTCATAGCTGCTCAATGACGGCATATCCCAGTGGTCACCAATGTGTATAATAACATCTGGCTTCTTGTCTGCTGCGTATTGACCAGCCCATCGTAGATGCTCTAAGGACTGTCCAGGCTTTACCTGCGTATCTGGTATTACTAGATGCTTAGTCATGGGTTACCCTTCTGTGTTCTCATGGATTACCGGTTCACAATCGCCGTGGTGGGCGAAGATACCGTGTAGTTCTTCTCGCGCTTTCCTAACTACTGCGTCTGCTTCTTCTGGTGTCTTGTAAGACCCTAGATGAATATTTTTGCTCTCTAAGGTAATATAGGCTTTCCAAGATTTTAGGCGTGTGTCCCAGCTGACTCCTTTATAGCCGCTTGTGTTATTTCTATTGATCTTTCTGTTATGCTGATTCTGGCCAGCAGTAACTGCTCTTAGATTTTCAATACGATTGTCTGAGCGCTTACCGTTTATGTGATCTATTGTTTTAGGCAGGTATCCTTTATGCATTAAAAACACAAGTCGATGTGCCCTATGTTTTTTGTAATTTAGGTCTATTTTTATGTACCCATGCGTATCGACAGTACCAGCGATAGCGCCTTTTTTTACTTTTCCGTTTGCTTTAGATTCTCTCCAAATTAAATCACCAGTTTCTTTATCATACTCAAACAACTCGTTTAATAAACCTACAGTTAAATCTCTCATTTCTTTCTCCGCTTACGTTCGTCTGCTGTCTTCTCAGCATGACACTTGTAACACAGCACCTGATAGCCTGGCGCTTCTAGGAACATTCTGTCAATGTAGGTGTTCCAATCTACGAAGCCGACTTCTGGTTTAACAACCGGATCTATATGATCTACTGCTGCGTTGTTTCTTTTACGCTTACGTCCTTCGAGTGCAGGGAGAGTAGCTGCTGCTATCTTCTTACAAGCAGCGCACTTGTACTTACCACGCTCTACCCAAGACTTCTTCTTAACATCATGCTTGACACCCCACTTACCATGAGCGCCACGTAATGCTGAGATAATGAAGGACCGGAAACGCGCTTCTGTCCATCTTCCGTTATTTCTCACCTTTAAACTCCCATATCTCACCTTCGTGGCGTCTAAGCCAGAGCATCCTGCCATTCTCTATTACTCTGTCTTCGTCGCCGTCGTACATCTCTACGCACTTGTTGTAGTAGTCCTGCTCAGTGACACAGTCCTCTAACAACTTAGATGACTTCTTCTCGCCTATACCGTAGATGCCGACAATGTTATCAATGCGGTCACCCATTAGTATCTGGCGGTAGAAGAACAACATGCCTTCCTCTGGCGTTACGTAGTATTTAGTCCGCTTTACGAAGTTGTAGTGCCAGCCAGGGATCTGATCGAAGTCCTTATCCAGGGAGACCATAATAGCTTTGTCGCCAATTGCAGTGGCTGCTATAGCTATGGCATCGTCTGCCTCTTCCCCGTCTGTCACTACTGCTGCCCATTGATCGATAAGGTGTTGTCTCAGTGCTTGAATGTGGACTGGCTTTGCCTTATCTTTTCGGTTGCCCTTGTAGGGAGCAGTTACTGCGTAGTCGTTGCGAAAGTTTCCTTTACCCGTGAGATACAGAACATACTCGGACTCTTCTTCATCGGCTCCAAGATGGAATGCTAAAAGGTCGGTGATAAAGCCATCAATACCTCTGATGGCTGCTTTCTCAGACTCTTCGTTACAAGACCAGCCTAGACGATAGACCAAAATGTCTGCATCAATTAAGATCACAAAGCTTCTGCCATATCTACTTCAGGCGTGTACTGGATGAGGTCTGTGATCACTAGCTTCATAAGAGAAGGGCTACGGCCTTTAGCGCCTGACGGGCTAGTCCAGTCGTAGTGACCAATGACAGCTTTAGCCTTGGAGTTGTTGGCAATCAAGACGCCTTTAATCTCTGTCCCATCTGTGTCATACGCTCGGATTGGCTTGCTAGACTTGCAGGTAATAAACTCGCCTTGCTCTGCCTTGTTGCGTACATTGATGCCCATCTCTTCCAGGGCGTCTACAGCGTTGCTAGACAGGTTAGCTAGATTTACCTGGTACTTGCCTGACAGTTTGTTCTCTTCTACCAGGTTAGCCCACAT